TGCCTAGGGCATTCAGCTTGATTCCACTGAACGCCAGTGGATTAAATCCGGCTTGGGTACTGCCAAACACAGAAGCACCAGATACCGGGCCAGCGCCAGAAAAACTGAATCCGCCGCTGCTGCCGCCGCCTATGGCGCCGATAATCTGCATAACGCTGCGCAAAATTAGCTGCTGAATGATCATACGCGATGTACTTTCCAGCACACTCTTGGCGAACTCTTGGAAATTCGCCTTACCCGTCGTGGTTAGGCTGAAGATGGCGTCCTCGACACCCTTGATGCCGGTCTGGGCGAGCTGGGCCGTGGCCTCGCGCATGGTGCCGATCGACTGGACGTAGGCTTCGGCGCCCTCGCGTAAGCCGAGGCCGATGCGCTCATCCTGTGTGAAGCGTGCTGCCTTCTGGGCGTCTTCATAGGCGACAGCCAAGTCCTTTACGCGCTGCACGTTGGAGTCGATCTGAGCGGTTAGCGTACTGTGACGCTGAATAAGCCCGTCTATTTCCGCTCTGCTAGCATTCGCTGCAGTAGCCTTATTTACGGCAGTTGTCTTTTCCCTCTCGGCTATTTCCCGCTGCAACGCTCCCAGCTGATCGACTTGGGCGAACTGTTCTGCAAGTGCCGGCGTAATGCCTTGCTGTAAGTAGGTTTGTTGTGCTTTGTAAAGGTCGTTTTGCTCCTGCAGGCGGCGTGTTTGTGCTTGAAGCGGTTCTAAGGCCTTTGTGCGAGCCTCGGCTAGATCAAGCGCTAGCTGCTTAGCACCTTGAGATTGTGCGGCATCCTTAGCGGCGGCGCTGGATTCTGGAGCGCCCTTCGTGGCCGGCTGCACAGGAATCGGGCGGATGTTCGGACCAACTGGATCGCCTACGCGGTAAGGCCTTCCGGCAATGAGTGTGTTTGTTAGTCCTGCAAGTACACCCTGCAGTTGGCCGGAGGCGACGTTTCCTAGGTTGCGGGCAAGCTTCGACGTTCCAAAGCCGCCTGGCAGCATAGCGCCCTCAAAATCCTTGCCTACGCCTGGTACGACGCGCGGCTGATCGAAAATAAGTGGGCTATACTCACCAGCTATGCCATTTTTTGCGCCAGCTCGTTGCAGCTCTGTAATAGCTTCTAGCGTCAACTGTTTGATTGCACTCTTTATATTAGGCCTTGACGTGAAACTAGACCTGCCGTCTGTGTGTTGCAGTAGACGACTAGGAGCAGTGCCCTGCTTTAGCTGCTCCATAATTCCAGTTTTTATTATACGAAGCTGGGCATCGGATAGATAGTCACTAATATCACCAAGAATACCGTAAATGGCGCCCTGTGAGTTAAGCTTCTTGAATACCGTGTCTGTTAAGTTTCCTAAAACCTGTTCAAACGTGGAGAAGCTTGCTGCAGCGGGCTTGCTGCGCGGGTTGCTCCTCCAGTTATTGTCTCTTTGCCGCCACTCTGCATCGACGGGTGACCATGTTTGTCTTACGTTTTCTACTCTCTCCGCCCGCTCTAGGACACGCTGCGTACGCTTAGGATCCGGTGCAAGCATCTGCTTGACCTCTCTACGCGAATATGGGTACGCACTCTCAGCCGCCGACTCAATTCTGTTGTACAAACGAGTGAAAGGTCGCCCGATCTGCTTCAGCATCTTTTGAAGCGGAAATGGTTGCAAACCTGCAATGTCTTCAAACTGTGGCTGGTCCGCATAAGCGGTAAAGAAGCTATCTGCAGTAACTTGTTGCTGACGGCGTGACTGCAACTGCTTACGAGCGTCTCTAATTTGCTGGTCAATCTCCATAATGCCGCGAATAGGTCGCTGCTGCTGCTTGAACCTCGGCGACTTTTCTCCGCCTAGCGCGTCAATAAGTTTATTCACGTCCATTGCATTCTCTCCACCTTTACCTGGCTCCGCTACAACTACTCCTAAGGCTTCTGCAATCTGGGTGTTAAACACGCCTCTCTGTGTGTAGAGAGCCATTAGCTTGCCTGCTGCGTCCAAACGCCTAGCCGTCCTACCGCTAGCCTCGTCCAGAATTTTGCCTACGTCGCGTGCGTAGGTGCGGTGTATATTGCCGAGCGTTTTAGCGTACGCTTCGTTAGCTTTGTTGATCTGGTCCGCTGTGTTTTTCTGGAAGTCCGCGACGGTGCGTGCGCGGTTAAACTCGCGGTCGGTGTAGTCTTCTTTTATTTTGATGTCGCGTTCGCGGGCTTCGCGGTAGACATCAGCGATGCGCTGCTCGGCTTCAATCAGGCGAGGGTCTTCGCCGGCCAAAAGGCGTTGCTGCCGAGCAATGTCCTCCTCAATGTCCGCCGTACCCCGCTTGCTTTGCGCTATCTCACGTTCCAGGGCACGCCGCTCATCGGCGAACTGGCGCTCCAGCTGTCGGGCCTGCTCCAGCGACTGCTTGCGGAGTTCCGCAATCTGCTCTTCGCGCTGAAGGCGTGCCTGTGTAATGGCTTCTTCGCGCTGCTCAAAGGCTTGTAGGTAGGAACTAGCTTGCTTGTCTTTACCATCTGCTTGTCCTTCCGCGAATTTGGTAGGTCCAGTAGCAACAGGCTTACCTGTTTCAGCGTCGATGTAGCCCTGCCCAGGGCTAAGGTAAGCTAGACGCCCGTTAACAATTTTGTATCCGGTGGGTACACCAGCGGTAGGATCTATTCCCTTGAATATAGTATCAAGTTCAAGACGAACCTTATAGGTCTTTTTAAGGCTAACTAGCTTATCCTCAAGGCGTACAACCTGTGCTGCAGCTTCAGCCGCGCTGAACCCGAAATTAAAGGGATCGGATGCCTTATCTAGTTCACTGGCAGCTTTTTTACGTGCGGCCTGAAGCTCGTACTCTGTTTTGGCAATTTGAGATGCTACGCTACCCGAGGGAGCTTTAGACGCTATGTTTAAGCTACGCTGTACTTCATCATTAAGTCGTTTTTGGTTGAGTAGGACATCTGCAACTTTTATAGCTGCGGCTGTAGCCGCTATGGCAAGCAGCGTCAACGGATTCTTAGCCATAGCAGCAGTCAATGCCAAAACTTGCGTCTTAGCGTATGTAAAAGCTGCAGCTAGGGCCTTAAGTGCGGGTCCAAGCAGTAATACTCCGGCGGTAGCTAAACCTACATTAAGGGTTAGCTTAGCGAGTTCGCTGCCTACCGGATCTACGACGATAAACGTAAGTGCGTTTCCGATTGCTTTGCACGCTGCAACCGCTGCAGGTGTGGTGTTAGTAATAAAGTCAACGAATGCGTTTTGCAAGGCGGCGCCGACAGGTTGCAGAGCGCGTCCCACCTCTAGCTGCATGTTCTTCATTGCAACGCTTAGGCGAGCGCCGGCCTCTTGGCTAGAATCGGCGATCTTGAGTGCGGTTTGTCCGTACTCGGTACTGATTAGCTGCAGGAACTTCATGAGGTCGTTCAGACCTACTTGACCCTGCTGGAGCGCCTTCTGCAGTTGAGGGCCGGTTATGCCGGCCGCCTTGGCGAAAAGGGTGAAGGTGCCGGGCAGTCGCTCAGCGATCTGGTTGAGTTCTTCAGCGCTGACCTTGCCCTTGGAGAAGACCTGCGTGAGTGCGAGGAGGGCGCCATCGGCCTGCTCGGCGTTGCCGCCAGTGGCTTTGACTGCCTCGCTTACGGCACGGAACGCAAAAGCGGAGTCGCTTACCGTGCCACCGGCGCCCTTGACGGCGGCGCTCAGGCGGGTCATGCCTTGGATCGCAACCTCCTGGGGGATGTTGAGGTCGCGGGTAGCCGAGGCGGCTGCGGACAAAGCCTGGCTGTAAGCGTCCTGTGAGCCGACGATGCCCCGCAGAGCGATCTGCAACTTGTCGATGCGGGCCGAGTAGTCGGTCACTGTGCCGAGCTGCTGGCGGAACATGCCGACCTGCGCACCAGCGGCCGCACCAGCGAAAGCGCCGCCCACGCCGCCCAGGGCCAAGCCGCCGAGACCGCCGATCAGGCCCTCGGGGCCGCCGAAGATGCCGCCGCTAAGCGCCGCGCCGACACCCTGGGCAAGTTGCATCCCGCTTAGGCGGCGACCCCCGGTAAGGCGCTCGCGTCGTGCCGTGAGCTGCTCCAGTTTCTTAGTTGCCGTGTCGAATGCTGGCGCGGTACGCCCAACGGCATTGCGTAGTTCGGTCCAGGCGCCTATCTGCGCTTCCAGACTATTTACGCTGCCGTTACTTGCTTTTGTAGTCTTATCAATATCGACGTAAATGTCGCGCAAGGGGCGGCGCGAACGCTCCACTGACTTACCTAAGGTGTCGTATGCTTGCGAGGCTTCAGTTATGACTCGCGTTCTGTTTTTGCTTTCCTGATCTGGGGTCATCACAGGACCGATCGGAGTCACCCCACGACCAGGGGCATTAGCACCCCCAAGTTCGCCTCTGCCAAAGAAGCGCTCGACACCGCCTCCGGGCTGTACGCCGTAGGCAGGAACTATCCCCTCAGCTCCAGGGGTTTGGTACGTGACGCTTGCACGCCTACCTCTACGCACCCGTACACCCTCGCCAGCGCTTATTTCCAGTCCCGTACCACGGGCTGAAGTTTGCCCAGCGGCAGGAAGTAGAAGAGGTGTACCGCTTACGCCAGCGCGTACACGTTGGCCGAGTTCGGCGAGCGCAGCCTCCTGCTGGCGTACCATCCCTCGATTGAAGTAGTTATCGCGTATGCGCTTATTAGCGGCGTTCTGCTCGGCTGTGGCAGCCTGCGTCGCCATAGTGCTTACATTACGATATGCGCCAGCAAGATCGTTAAGCTGTTTTTCTAAAACACGAACCTGGTTAGCGTTTTGTGCGTAGGCAGCACTGCCTTCGGAGGTTGTGGTATCAAGTTGCTGCATTTCTGCACGCAACGCTGTTACTACTTCCTGTAAATTGCGTGTACTGTTTGCTACGGTTTTGGTTTGTACGCCCATTAGCAGCGCTTGAGCGTAGCCGCGTGCCACCTCAGTGGACTGCCGCTGCACGCCCGTCAGCTGCATAAGCGTTTGCAGGTATTCAATACTGTTGCGGTCTAAGTTAGCGAGGTCTTGCTGCAGTTCCTTTATTTGTTGTGCGTAGGCAGCGTTTGTATTCGGTAATTCGGGCAGGGAGGCACCTTCAAACCCAAAACGGCGTAGGTACTCAGGGTCTTGTGTTATTGCTGCGGATTCGCTTACGCGGCGGCGTTCCAGGATGCGTGGGGCGCCAGAAAGCTGATTGAGGCGACGTTGTGCCGTAGCCAGCTTGTCGGCGGATGCAGTACCTTCTTTAAGGATGCGATTGTAGTCTTCCCATTGCTTAAGTACCTTGTCTGGCTTTACCGCCAGCATGGCGGTCAAGGAACTGTAATGCTTTCTGTTTGTTATTTCTCCCTGTTCTAAGGTAGCTGTAAGCCGCTGAATATCTGCGCCTAGCTGCTGGTGTACTTTGCCGTTTAAGGTAGCTTGATTTCTGAGGTCTTGAAGAGATTTTACATGCTCGCGTATAGATACTGCGGACTGCGCATGAGCCTTTGACTCATCGACAATAATGTCACGCAAGGCTGTAATTTGCGTGTCTGTAAGGCGTGACTCTTGGCGCAACTGTGCCAAGTCTTTATTTAGGCTTTGCCATACGTCGGAGCCGCGCCTAGCCTCGCCGACTAAAGCAGTAAAGGCATCGGTAAGTCCCTTGTTAGCTCGGGCGGTATCTCCTAATTCGGTTTTTAGCTCAAGCAGCCGTTTGCGAGCAGCATTAAGCTGATCATCCGTACCTCTTGTTACTTTTGTAAGTTCTCTAAAGGAACTGCGTAGCTTATTTAATTCTTCAAAACCTTGGATACCTAGCTGTACAACAATATCTTCAATCTGCTTAGCCATCCTGCTTATCCTCCCCCTTAGCCAACGCGCTGAGAGCGGCAGTTTCCATGATCTGCAGGCCCTCCAGCATGTCGAGGCGGTCGTCCACGCAGTATAGGTCCATCAGGCCGCCAGGCATCAGCAGCACCTCGTATTTCAAGCCGAGATAGCCCGCCATGGTGGTGTTCCACTGCGTCTGCATTCTTAGGAACATCATTACGATGTCCCAGTTTTCGTCCCAGACCTCGTAAGGGGCGGCGGGTTCTGGTTGCGCGTCTACGGGCAAGACTAAGCCGAACACCTTAGCGTCGTCTTCGGTCTTGTCCTCCTCGCGCTTAGTGCTTCCGCTTACCCAGAACTCCGCCGCACCCTTCAGTTTCCCGACTTAGCGCCGTCGAAGGTCTCGGTGTAAGCCTTCAGGACACCGCGCACCCAGTAGGGATCGTCGGCGAAGTCGGTGAGCGCTTCGATGGAGAAGGGGAGATCGGTGCCGTCTTCGTCGCTGATGCCGTTCCAGCCGAGCACGACGGCTTTGAGCAGGGGTAGATCGCCCTTCTCGCTGAGCTTGCCGAACTCCTTACGGCCCAGGCGCTTGAAGGTGATGTCGAAGGTGCTGGAGTCGAACGTGCCGCCGTCAGCGGGTTCTTCGATGGTTACAGGCCACTTGAAGGTTTTGACCTTCTTGCGAACGAACGCCATAAGCTGTTCGGATGAGTTACTGGATGTACCGGCTTAGTGTAGGTGCTTTTCGCGTAAGCGGTGGCGGGGTTACGCGAAGGTGAGGCAGCACTCAGCTCCCACCCCAGAGCTGGATGCCTCGCCGTAACCCAAGATGTAAAAATCGTTAAAGGGGGAGTCGTCAAGCAGTAGGGAATCTGTTTCTGCCGAAGCTGCCGCAGTAGGAACGCATGTAAATGGTAAGTTCAGCATCAAAATACTGTCTGTCTCTGCGTAGGACGTACTGCCTATGTCAATACCGGACGCAGCGAACCCTACAAGATTGCCAACAGCATTACCGTGAATAAACTGTAGCTTGCTTAGGGTACTGTCGCTTAGTGCAGCGGTAAAGTAATCTTTTGTTGCGATTGTTGGTGCTTCGATTGTGGCTGTGCCTGATACAGCGCGATCTACGATACGCACTTCTTTATTGCAGCCGATAAGTTCGCGGTAGACTACGTTGTTACCTAAGTCGATGGATAGTTCTTGGACACAGGCCGCGTAATCTAGCAGCGAGAAAGCTCCACTGTTTCCTTGGGTAAACACTAACGGTGTTGCTTGATCGGCATAAGTTACAGATGTTAGTGCTGTATCGGTGGGTGGATTGTAAATGCCTGTGAGCGTGAAGCTTAGAGAAGGGATTTGCGCCACGGTTGCGCTTAGAGTGAACGTGCCACGGCACCCTGTAAGTCGGTGCAGTACGCCGTCTACGTTGTAATAAATAGTGGCTGAGCCAAAGCCGCTGCTTACGGGCGTGTAGGTGTACTGCTGTCCGATGGCGTAGGCGCTTGTATTGTCTGCGGTGACGCTGCCGCTAAGGTAGCGCACAGTAGCGACTTTAGTAGCACCAACGTAAGAGGTAATAATTCCGATATTACCGCTGCCCGTACCTGCGGTAATGCGAATGATTAGGTTGGTGTAAGCGTTGTCGGTGGAGCTTGCTGAGGCTGCGAGTGTAATTGTGTTGACGCCGCCTGCGGTAGCTGTGCCGGTTATGGCGGATGAGGTGTAAGTCTCTGTGAATCCGCAGGCTTTAAGTAGGGGGCTGAAACGCGGAGCTGTAGAGGGTGTGCCGGATCCGGTCAGATCGACGGTGAATGTGCATTGGACGTGGGTGTTGGCCAGCAACTGCTCGGTGGAGCCCAGGTAGGGCCGTACCACGTCCCTGCTTACGGAATCGCTCTGTACGGGCGTGATGTTTAGGTCGCGGACGAGGATGGCCGCAGATGCCCCTGGCACCGGATCCTGACCGTAAGTGG